CAGAGCACGTAGAGCGCTACGGCCAGCGCGAAGACGAGCGCGGCGATGCCGACCAGCAGCGCGGCAACGGCTCGGCGCGCTGCGTGCTTGTGCGATTCGGACTCGACAACGACGGCCATCTGATGTGCCCTCCTCATGCTGAGCGTACTCCAGAAGTCGATAGCGTGCGACGGGCGGTAGCAGGCACGAGCGGCGGGCCTCACCCCTACTCGCGCTCGCGCCTGCGCTTTACCACGCGGTGCCCTCCCTTCTGCGCCAGCCTCGCCCGTCCTAGCCACGCCGCGCCATGCCGAGCCGGGCCCCGCCTGGCCTCGCCTGGCCCCGCCGCGTCTGCCTCGCCGCGTCATGCCCCGCCATGCCGTACCTCGCCCCGCCGCGCCATGCCCACCCGAGCCAAGCCGTGTCACGCCGACCGCGTCAACTCCTCGGCGTCCAAAACGGGAGCGAACGCCCTGACGCAGTTCGGATGCTGGAGCGCGGCCGGCTCCTGGCCGAGCGCGAACGTCCGCCCGTTCATCGCCGCGCACGCCGCATCAGAGTCGCCGTCGAGCACGCGCACGCCGACGACGACGCCGGACGCGCGGTACGACGAGATGGCGGCGAGGTTCTGCGACGTGCCAAGCTCTGTCCTCGCACAAACGCGTCCTCTAGCTGCGTCGAACGACGGCAATCCGCGCAGCCGACGAGCGAGCTGCTCGATGCCCTCGCCAGCATGCTGCCCCTCGATCAGCGCGGCCTGCACCGCGCTCCGCGTGGTCTGGGTGATGCCGACGATGTTCTGACCAGCCGAGGCGAGGTAGACCCGTGTGGCGGGATCATCTACTTGGAAATCTATCCCCAGCTCCGCGACCACCAGCCGCTCGACCTGGCCGAGCAGCGCCCTCTGGAGCGGCGTCAGCGTCTCGCGCAGCAGCACGGCCTCGGCGTCTGGCACGAGATCCTCAGCCATGTCAGCGCCGGCAGCGAGCCGTCGATTAACACGCCGCCCCTGCGACACCAGAAACGCCGCCAGTTCGGCCTCCCACTCCGGGCCGACCTCGGCCTTCAGGTCGTCGTACTCTCTAGGCAGGTCGTCGATCGCCTTGACCGAGCGCAGCCGCCATGACGCCGCTGCGGGTGGCACTCGAGCAGGCAGCGGCAGCGGGGCCGGCGTTGCCACCGCGCCCAACTCGGACGGCATGGTCGGCGCCCAGGCGCCAGGCACCAGCAGCACGTCCGCGCCCTCGAGCGGGTCGAGCCCCTGCTGCGCGCGCGCCTCGTTCAGCGTCAGTTGCGCCGAGCGGACCAGGATGTCAAGCCGCACCGCCTTCGCGTTCTCGTCGTCGGCGAGCGCGCGGACCTCGGAGATGTCGAAGTCGACGACGGCGTTCTTCTCGCTCGTGAAGTCCGGCAGCAGTTGCAGCGTGATCGTGGCCGCGATCGCCCGCCAGAGCGGGATCAAGCACATCTCGGTGAACGCTTCTCTCGCCTGAGCGACGTTCGAGTAGGTGGCGTGGTCCAGGCCCGCCCCGAGCCCGGCCACGATCGCGGGCACGCCGAGCACGGCGCTGATGCGCTCCTCTGGCACGCGGTGCAGCGCTTTGAGATCCATCTGCTCGGGGCTGAAACCGTGGCTCGAAAGCTTCGCGCCCGGCGACATCACGGAAACGGCGCCGACGTTGTCGCCGGCGTACGCCGACTGAATGCGGTGCTTGATCTCTTCAGCCAGCTCCTGCGAGATCGGCGCGGCCGTGTCCGGCCACTCGACCGACAGCCCGGGCGCCGCGAAGTTCATGAGCAGGCGATCCGCGTATTTGGTCGCCGCCTCGTCGGACGACACCTCGCGCACGAGGCGCTTGAGCGGCGCGGCGCCGAGACGGTGGTCGGCGTCGTCGAGCCCGGTGCGGAAGTGGACGACGTTCTCGATCGGCAGGTCGACGTCGACGCCGGGCGCCAGGTGGTAGCGGTAGACGTCGATGAAGTTCGGGCTGCCCTTCGCCGTGACGGGCACGATGCGGGTCGGGCTGATCGGCCAGACCTCGACGACGTTGCCCGTGAGCGGGTCGCCGGCGCGCAGCTTGTGCCAGTAGCCGTTGCCGTCGACCTTGAGGCACGACGCGAGGTACCAGAGCAGCGTGTCGAGGCTCATGTGCGGGTTCGGACGGCGCATCAGATCGGCGAACGGCGAGTCGTCGACCTCGACCTTCTCGCCGGCCTGAACGCGGTAGAGCTGCAACTCGGGCTCGGCGATGGCCGTGCCGATCGCTTGCAAGCAAGCAAAGACCGCGCTGTTGTTCGTGTTGCCTCTCCAGCCGGCCCCGATGTCGGAGGCGCCGGGGCCAGAGACCAGCGTCCCGACCGTCAGCGCCGCGCCGTAGTCCTGGTAGCTCGGCAGGCCGAGCGCCTTCTGCTCAGCGGGCAGAGCCGGCAGCGCGTCCCAGCCGCGCGCCTTGCCGCCGAATCCGAGCGGCCCGAGCCAGTCGAAGATTCCCACAGTATCCTCCGATCGCTAGTAGACGTACACGGATCTGGGTTCATGCAGCATCAAGGACGACGCGGCCCAGACCAGCGCGTCGAGACGGTTCGGGCTGCGCCCTGACTCCGGTGTCCAGGACGTGAGCTCCTCCTCCAACTCGGCGAACACGTCACAGTGTGACACGCGCTTCTGCTCGTAGAGCGCCGCGATCGGCTGCGCGCGCACGGCCTTGCCCCGCGAGGCGTGGACCGCCTTGTACGTGACGGTGACGCCCATCGCTCGCGCCGCCGTGCGGATGACGGCCTCGACCATGTCGCCGCCGAAGTTCGATTCGCCGACGATAGCATCGGCCTTGAAGTCGATGTACGCCTGGACGGCGCGCCGTCCCCAGCCGTCCGGCGAGAGCTTGCACGACCGATCGGCGAGCACGTAGCCGCGCGCGTCGGCGCCGAGCCCGCACGCCACGATGCCCTGCTCATCGTTCTCGGGGTCCGAGCCGCCGCTCGGGTCGACGGCCACCACGCAGCGCACGAGGTCCGGCGGGGGCGGCCTGCGCTCGTCGAGCATGGACCAGTTCCAGAGCGCGCCGACGACGTCGTCGATCAGCAGCCCCTGGATCTCCTGCTGGCCGAGCCGTGTGCCGCCGTAGCGGGCTTGCAAGCGGGTACGCACCACTTCTGCCAGGTGCGGGTTGTCGTGGGTTGTCGCGCGCGTGACGGCGCACGACGGGTCGGTCAGCAGCGCCTTGATGAGCTGCTTCGGCTTCGGCGTCGTCGCGGCCACGACTCTAGGGTGCGGCCCGATGCGGAGCCCGAACTGGAGATGGTCCCAGCACTGATCGAGGAACCGCCAGGCCGCCAGCTCTTCTGCGTACGCCAGGCAGCGATTGCCGCCCGCGCGCAGGCGCTCGACATCCTCGGGCGTGCTTGCGCCGAACAGCTTCGCCTCGGCTCCAGACGGCCAGCGGACGAACGTGCCGCCGGCCGTCTGGACGGAGCGCACGCTCGGGTTGTGGGCGCGGATGCCGCTCGGGCCGTTGACGCAGGCGTCGAGCGCGTCGCCGAACGTCGGCGCGATGATGGCCACGCGGTGACCGCCCGGCAGGCCCGGCAGGCAGGCTGGCCCTCGGACGTGCGCGTCGGTGTAGTGCGCCGCTGCCGCCGTCTTGCCGCTGCCGCGCCCGGCCAGCAGTAGCCAGGTGTCCCAGTCGCCAGACGGCGGCGTCTGGTGCGCCAGCGGCTCCCACGGCGCGCCCTGCGCTGCGAGCCCCAGCGCGGCGCGAGCGGCGGTCTGCATCGCCTCCCACTCGGCGCCGGCGAGCGGCAGCGCGTCGAGCACGGCCGGCGTGTAGCGCGCCATCAGACGCCACACATCCCGGTGCACTCTGCGCCGAACATCTCGACTTGCCCGTGGTCTTGCGGCCTGGACAGGTCGACCATCGGCAGGGGCAGGAGCGAGCGGTGGAGATAGACGCCGCCGTCTATCCGGGACATATGGCGAACCGAGGCGTCGAAGTCCACGGCGTCGGCCCACTCAGGCCCACCGCTCGCCTTCAGGGTCCGCCAGCGGCCGTTGTCCATGAACGGACAGCCGATACATGCACTCTTGGGCGGCTTCTCGTAGCCATGCCGCTCCAGCCAGACCGTGCAGTCGTTCCGCGACATGCGGCGATCCACCAGCGGATACGAGTGCTCGACATACTGGACGCGTGAGTCCTTCATCCGCTGAATCTCATCGAGCGATATCCCGATGAGCAGTTCGACTGGCGCCTTGCGTGTGGCGCCGAGTACGCGGAGCAGCCGCTGGATTGGGCGAACCTTGTACTCCTTCGTACACTGACGACGGAGCATGCCGCCCGAGCCGTCCTTGTTCTTGATGTGGAGCGGCATCGACGCGATTCGCGTCGATGCCGCTAGAGCGCGCTCGCGGATGTTGCCGG